TGAGAACGGACATACCTTGACCATTATTGAGTCTGTTCATCTGTTGTTTAGATACAACAAGATTGATCAGCTGTCGACAGAAGGGCCTTGTGATTCCATCTTTTGGGCCTGTGTATAAATAATAATCAAGACCAGCTGTTTCGGCTGCCACTGCTGTGATTCCCCGACCATATTGACTAATTCTTGTCTTGACCTCTGTGAGTTGTGTTCCTTCTGACCTTTTGAGCCTTGCTTCAAGATTGCTCATCACAATGCTTGGAGGAACATCAACCAATAAATCTCTTAGAGATTCATTTATGCTTGTTTTAAATGAAGGAAGAATCACTTCATCAAATACCGCTTGCGCTGTTGCAACTTGAATACTCTCAAGCTGTGGCGCTATTGAGTCAAACCCAAAGTTGGGCTGAACTGCTTTGAGCGCTGTTTCAACAGTTTGTTTGATAGCTTCTTGCTGTTCAATGAACTCATCAACTGCAAGCCCAAGTCCACCTTGTAAGATGAAATCAAGAAGCTGTTCATCAGTAAGATTTAGGAGAGTCAATGGATTGCTCGCTGTGATAGCGCTCTCCACTGTCTCCAATAGTTGTGCTCTTGCTGTCCTAAGTGTGGAAGCAAAAGACCTCTCCGCTGAAATCTCAGCTTTGAGTTGATCGCGTCTTGCTCTTGTTAATGTGGCCAACGGACCAGATTGACTCTTGGCCTGTCTAGTCAAGTCTTCAACTGCTAACTTATCAGCATCTTCCTTCTCCGCAAGGAGGATAGGTTGACCACAAGAACAAAACATATCTTAGAGACAATCAGTGATGATACGACCAAGAGTTGAATCAACAGCGTGGAAGGTGTTGACTTCTTCACCCCAAACATAACGGCGAGTCTTGTCTAGGCTGTCATACTGACCGCTTACCATATCGTTAAATGATAGGTTAAGAGCAGCAACAGGCATACCCTTCACATTACCGCTCTTTTGAACGATAGCATCAGAACCGCGAAGAATACCCATGAACAAGCTGTCACCTGTCCAAATATAAGACTCTGAGCTAGTAGCACCAGGAACAGCAGTGTCTTGACGAGCTTGGCCAACAAAGATGTTAGGGATACCAAGAACATCACGAAGAACAGCAAGAACAGCTTCATCGTTTAAGATGCGCTCACCGCTTGCGATACCATTGGCGCTAGTTCCAACATAACCACGAACTTCAGGATTACGCGCTAACTCGCGGAATAATTGACGACCAAAGATCAAGGTGTCTGGATTGATACCATGAGCAGCTTCAAATACAGTGTCCTTCAACTCATGAAGGTAGCTAAGAGCTTCCGCGCCAACAGCGTTGAACTTACCGCCGAACTCATTGGTCGCGCTGTCGTTGTTAAAGTTAGCTGTACCGAAAAGAAGATCAGCAGCACGCTTCTCGCGAGCAAGCTTCATAACGCGAGCAACCTTCTTTGCAATGCGAGCTTCTTCACTGCCGGGATATTGGCTGTCAAAGATGTCTTCCATTGCGATTGAATCGCTTGCGCTGTAGATCTTAGCTTTGAAAGTTTGGCTTGAACGATCGAAACCACCGATTGAAGCACGACTTGAACCGGGAGCGCGCTCAAGGTCAAGGCCTGCACCTGCGCCCATGAAATTACGAGTGTTTTCAACTAATAGAGTACCTGAGCGCTCAGGGACTTTGATAGTCTCAAGAACCTTGTCAGCAATGAGTTGATTATCACTAGGAACAACTTCTTGGACAAGGCTTGTTAAGATCTGATCAACAGGATGTAGATTTGAATATGATGAAGCCATGATTTAACTCCTTAAGGAAGTAGATTGTTAGGGCCGGTGAACTTGATCAAGATCTGATCATTAGCGCTTGAAGAAGCTTGGTTCACATTTGGAAGGATTTGGCCGATTGCGTAATTTCCTGAAGTAGCGTGAGCTAAAACAGTTCCATCAGCGGCAGCCATAACAAGTGAAGCAGTGTTTGCAATTCCACCGGTTCCTGTGATCACTCGTGATTCACCTTGAACAAGAACCTCAACAACCTCACCGCTTGCGCAAGCGCGTTGAGCAACACCAATACAACGAGCATCAGTAGCCGCGTCAGTGATTGCAATCTTGCCATCGGTGGTTGAAGAAACGAGTGCGAACTCAGTGATGGCTTCTGAAGCCACGAAAGTCTTAATGATGTTATTCATGATTAAGCTCCAAATACTTTGTTGTAATAGTCAGGATTTGATTTAGCGAATAGGTCAAGAGCTTCTGAATAGCTGACAGACTTTTCAGTTGCTAATTTACGGACTTCTTGATCAAGAGTAGCTTTGTTGATTTCTTGGCCACTTGCGCCATGACCAACTTCAACTAAAGGAAGAGCGCTGTTAGAAGGTCGCTCGCTGAACATGGTCCAAAACTCTGATTGGATCTCACGAAGCTCGAAAGCTTTACCAGCAACAACAGCCTCACTTGGAGTGATCTTGCCTTCATTTAAAAGAGTGTTGATTGCTTCACGTTTCTCAACCTCTTTTTTCTCTGCTTCAATAGCTTCAAGACGCTGTGAAAGTTTAGCGTTATTCTCTCGAAGCGCTTGAACCTCACTTAATAAAGTAGACTCAGCAAGTTGCTCACTCATCTTGTAAGCTTTCTTCTCTTCGTCTTCTTTCATCTTTTCAGCTTTGCCTTCTTCTTTAGACTCAGACATTTCTTCAGCTTTGTCTTCTTCCTCTTTCATAGTCTCTTCTTTTTGATCGACCATTGCAGACTCAGATTCAGCCATCATGTCCTTCATCTTTTGTTCAAGTTCTTTGACCAAAGCATCTTTTGCAACGAGCATTTGGCGCAGTTCTTCAACAGATAATGATTCAATGTTGTCCATTGAGGTTATCCTTTCGGTTAAAAGTACCCGGCCAATCTTATCGTTTGATTGAGCAGGTCTGGGAGTGAGAGTAATTGCTAATAATTGAGCGTCACCAATCTTGGATCCGCCATCACGAGAAAAGACTTCCCCGTTTAAGAACTCAGGACTTGACCAAAGAACACCGCCGGCAGACTTGACAACATCAAGACCTCGCTCGTTATATGCTGGTGTTGCATAGAGTCCATCTTCTCTAAGTTCCAATTCAACGATCATCCCAAGAGCGTTTCCACTTTCGGGAGGAGCTGGAGAGCCACCTTGAAAAGGTGAAGTAGCGTGTTGCCAATCAATGATGACAGGATCCGCAAGCTTGCGCTCATTAAAGACTCGGATCATTTCGCTTAATAATTCATGATCTATTTCTTGGCCGATATTCTCACCATTCATTCGTGATGATACTTGGCCAAGAGCTAAGGTCTTGAATGGCTTCCCAATGGTGAGCCCTTCAGGGATGTCATAACTTGGCTCACTTAGGTGAGTGAGTTGAATTGCTTCGCCATAAGCTCGAAGGCTTGTTGACTTTTCGTCTGCACGTTTCATTTGATTCACAACCTTTCTTGACCAAGCAAAGCCGGCATCACCGCCCCAACCTTGCCAAGCTTGCCAGCCTTTTCCTTGATCGTTCCACGTGGAACCTTGTTTATCCACTTCGTGTCGAGTGAAGTAGTTGAGCATACGTTTAACAGTGTCGGGAGATAGTTGCTTCCCATTGCCTAGATCTCTAGCTCTAGCAATGCCAACATCGGTCATCCCTCTTTGACTTGGTGGCTTGGTTGCTCTGACTTCAAGCGCTCGCTTTGCTGCTTCTTGCGCTCCCTTTGGTGGAGTAAAGTCAATATGATCATACTTGGCCGGAGCTAAAGTTTCAGCTTTGGCTTCCTTCTCGGTTCGCTGTGGATGACCTTTGGGAAGCAAGTCAAGATCTGTGTTGTATGCTTTCTTCCGCTCGCCTGTACCGACCAACTTAAGGAAAGTCTTCACACGAGCAAGCGCCCATTGTGTCCTTGTCATGCCTGGTCTATGGCTAACAGAAAAAGCACCGGCCCCACGTCTAAACACTGCCTTTAACATCCCCATGTCAACTTTCTTAGACTTGGCTTTGTATTGGTCATTGTGTTTGTCGATCATGTTTTCAAGAGCTTTGACAGCTTGCTCACTGATCTCGATTCCACCACGCGAACCGCTTGCGCTTCCTTCTGGATTCTTAGCGCTTCCGGTCACTTGATCTTTTTTAGGTGCAGGAGTTTGAGCCTGTGTTCTCTTTTTGATCTTAGCCATTAGC